GGCGCTTGTCGCGTACAAAGGCCACGTTGGTGATAATTGCATAGCGCCCGTCAGACAGTTCGCGTGGCGCAGCAGCCAGCACGCTTGGCAGCTTTTCGGGTGAAATACCATAGGCCTGGCGGAAAGCCGCCAGACGTTCACGATCTTCCTTGATCAGCGTATGTAGTTCGGAAGCCGTAACGACCCGGTTGACCTGTGCGACGTCGATGTTTTCGCGCACGAACTGACGATATGCATCCAGTAGGAACGGGCTTAGCTGTTCATCATAGCGGTCATGCGCATGTGGGTCGAAATCAACATACTGGCCGAGCTCTCGAAATTTCGCCAGATGTTCATCAATGGCTTTGTTGTACTCATCAGGCGACATCGCGCCGAAATGTGCTGCCGCATCCTGCAAGACGTCGCCGGAAAACTGCTCAATGAGGTCGGCATCGCGCATCCGCTCATCCAGACCTCGGAAATCCGACACAACCGCATGGCTCTTGCGGCCTGACTTGAGCGAAATGGCATTGCCAGAACGAATAACGTCCTCAAAAATAATTTCATCGCCTTCTTGCCGCCAGCTACCATATGTATGCTCGTCCCAGTTGCCGCCAATATCAACCGGTACACCATTAATATCAATCGTTTGCCCACGACGGCGCATCACCTCCCGGCCTGCATCCAGGGCGGCCCTGGTTTCGTCCGACAGAACAACTTGGCCTTCGGCGTTCGGGGCAATTTTCACTCGATAGGTCGTGCGCTCCCAGGGCGTCCAGCCACCAACGGTCTCCTCATTGAGCAGCGACTGGCCGCTGCCCAACCCCATACCGCCAAAGACCGTGACCGTGTCGAGCGCATAGCCAGTGCGTGTCAGGCCGGAACGGTTTGTTTTGATGGGATCTTCGTGCCATTTACTCCCAATCACACCAGGCCGCGGTCCCCATCCAACCATTTCCTGCACATCGCCTAGCTGGGCACGTTTGGCAGCCTTGAGCGGATCACTTTCGCCCGTCAGCAGGTCACCGCTCCTGGTTATCGCCCAACCGGGAATATCGCCCATCGATGGCGTGTAAATCAGGTGCGATGAGTTCGGCCCACGAATTGTGAAGTCTTTGCCATAATATTGCTCGGGCGAGGCGATATGTGTGTATCCCTGCTCGCGCAGCGAGCGGTGGTACTCCTGGTCGCTGTCCCGTATGTCGAGCGGTTGGTCGCCTGTGTAATTGGGATCAACTTTCACTCTCGCATCAGCGCCAAAGTAGGAAGCAATGCGTGCCCGCAGGCCGACGCCTTGCATCCCAATCATTTCCGGGTTCTGCCGGACACCGCGCGGGACTTCTTCGTCGTGCTCTGATGAGAGAGTGGGCATGCGCTGCATCGGGTCGCGGTTGCCTGCGATGACACGTGCAAAAGCATCACGCTGCGCTTCCAGCGAGGCCGGATCAATAATGCGCTCTCCAAGCCGATGCACGACATCAATCTGCTGGTCGTCAATGCGACCACGCCCAACTGTTCCGGGCTTCAGCCCTGGATCGACACTGATCAGCCGCGTCCAGTTTTGCGATTCGTCGTGGGGGTGTTGGTATGTAAGTTCAATGTAGCGCTCATTGCCAATATCAACCCAGCGACGCTTGTAATATTTTTCGTCGTCTCCCAGAACAGGTGCAATGACCTGCTTCGCATAATTTGCCAGAGCCTGTCGCCGTTCCAGGCGCATGGCTGTTTCACGTTCGGCGAAAGCCGGATTTTCGCTGATGGCATCGAGGCGCCGCCGCATCGAGGTCCGGCCCGCTTCAGATTCCAGATCATAGCGCCTGATGTCCTCTGGCAACATATAGCCGAACTTGACGGCGGATTCGGCGAGTGAGCGTAAGCCCTCCGTAGTACGTAGTGGGTTTGGCCGTGCTTGCGGCTTCGATTGGGCGCGTAGTTGCCGCAACCATTCATCGAAAGAAGGAAAGCCAGGCGCATTTTCGACAGGTTGGGGCGTGCGCGACTGCCAGTCATTAATATTCGTGCCGCCAAAATCCTTGGCTGGCATGTGCGCCGGGCCAGGAAACATTCGCTGGCTTGGAGTGAGCAGGTCATCCAGGCCCCTGCTGGCTCGCTTGATGCCCGCCAATATCTCATCGTCAGTCAGATGGTCAACATTGATATCATCGACCAATTTGCCTATCCGCGTGTTGTAGAGAGTGCCTTCTATCGGGTCGCGAATGAGGATAGTGCCTTCTGGGTATAGCGGGCTCTCGGCGATGATAACGTTTTCTAGCAAGCTCCGGCTGTAGACAATGTCTAGCGGAAGCTGCGTCAGCAGTTTGTATTCTAGCGATTGGGGGTCTGGCGGAATTATCGGCTCGGTCTGGGAAGCACCCGTCCCACTGCCAATCGCGCCCATCTCAGACGCAGTGGCATTGGCATTGCCTTGCAATGCTTCCCACTCTGCTTTGCTGATAAATCTACCAGTCTTGGGGTGTCTGTACCGTGCCATCTTCGTCATCCTTGGCGAGGACGGCAAGCTCGTCGGCCTGCCGTTTTGCCTTGAACCGTTTTTCGGCTGTGATGCACGCTTCGAGGGCCAGAATCAGGAGGTGCGGCTGGTCCAGGTAGCCGCCTTCGCAGGGGAAGGGTATCGGGCCATTTTCGCCGCCAAAAAGCCGGAGCTTCCTGAGAAGAAGGTAGGGCGCCGGGATTTCTGGCGCCTCATCGACATCCATCAGGAGTAGTTTCGCTGTGTCCTGCTTCGCAGTGGCCTCTGCCCTCTCGACCTGGTACGAGAGATAGCGGATTACAGCGTCCTCAAGCTCACGGATGGCGGCGTCTATTCCCCCGCGACGTTGGGGTTCCAGTCTGGATTGACTTCGAGCACAGCTTCAACAATGGCATCAGCTACTACCGATGGCAGCTTGCCCCAAGCCACCTTGAACTGCTCCTCACTCATCGCCAATCGGCTACGCCCGCCCTCTTTGCGGAAGGTGAACATCGGCTTGCCATCTGCATCGAGAATGTTGGTGTCTGCGAGACACAGATAGACCTCTAGTCGATGTTGTTCGTAAGCGCTCCACCGCTGTTTGACTTCAACCTCTTTGGCGCCATCACGGAAAATACGTGACGCCACCGCGAAAAGTTCGGCCCGGCGCTCAACTTCGCGCTGCGTGGCCTGGGCTACAACGACATAAGTATCCTGGTCAGGATCAACATCCGTCGGCAAATTGAGCTCGATGCGTTTCTCGATGGGCGCGCTTAATTTGAAGGCCATTCGTTTTGTCTCCTTGAGTTGTGCAAGTAGGGGAGCGGATTGCTCCTCTCTCCCCTACAGGTTACGACGATGCTGTCAAGGATTGCTTGACAGTTACGACTGCGTGGGCAGCGGATAGGCAGCAGTGTCGTTGACGAGAATCCATTCGGTGTACTCGTCACCGGGATTGGGAGCCAGCACAGTGCAGCGGTAATCCTGGCTCAGGATACCACCACCCACCATACGGACTTCGCTCGCGACCTCCCAGACCGCTTTACTGGCGCGGATGGTCAGCGATTCGGGCGTGTTCTTGCCGGGGATATTCCCAGGCGACTCCACGCGAACCTCAAACGCATAGTTCCCGCCACTCTTGACCGTCTCGAAGGGCTGCGGGGTCCAGTCCGTACCCTTCACCACGCCCGTGTAAACACGCTCGTACAGTTCAGGGTCGTACCACTTATAGGTGAAGCGCAGTGACAGTACGCGGCTCCGAACGATGATGTCATCCATGAAATACGAGCCAGTGACTGCTTCTTCCCGCATGCTGGTCAGGTTGTTGACCCACTCGACAATCACGCCCACGACGGGCAGTTCGTCGGGCGAAATCGTCGGCAGCTTGAAGTACCCCTTGCAGGCGACGGGCACGCTGGCAGTATCCTCAAAATTGTTGGCGTACAGCCAGCTATCCGGGTGATTGTCCCATTTCGGAACACGCCCGATGAAGTCTACACGGCTTTGCACCAGGCCCGTCTGCGGGATAATCATACGCAGGCTGGCAACCTTGCAGTCGTGCCCGGTCAAACCCTTCGGGCGGATGCCATTTTTGCCTGGGATGTGCTTGCGCACTGTCATCCAGGGCAGGTCATCATTCGGGGCGCGAGTGAAGGTGTGTGTATACACACCTGCCTCCGGCGTATTGGCTACTGTCGTAACCTTACCGAGCGCGCCAAGCAGCAGATACCCAAGACTGCCGCTCAAGCGCGGGTTGATGGTCGCGCCACCCGCCAGGAACACCAGAGTCTTGTAGTCGCCAGTAGGAACGGCGATACCGCCAACTTCCAGCGGGAAGGTTTCCTGGTTCTGCGCAGCCTCAAAGTTGATGTCTACTGCACGGTGGCGGTAGAACGGAACATCGCTTTCGTTGTACGGCCCAGCATTTTGCCCGCCGCTGAAGGCGGTCTTGGTCAGGTTAGCGCCGGTCACAGAAAGGGCCAGGCTGTTGCCAGCAGTGCCCGCAACCTTCGCCGTCAAGAAAACAGTCTGGTTTTCGGCTTCAGCATCGACATCAGCATTAGCCGTCGTGCCTGTTCCGTACAGCGTGCCTTCACCAGTGTCATCATTGATCGCGTGGGCCAGGTTAGCCATCGACGCCGCGATAGTTGCGCCGATCAGCACATCGTTGGCCGCCGCAAGAGTCGTGACGAACGTGTAGGTTTTGGCGCCAACTGTCACGGTATTGCCATTGCTGATGACACCATTGGCCGCAACCAGCCCCTGAGCCTTCATCGCCTTGACGGTTCCATCGCCATAGCCAACTGCTTGCGGGCCAAAGCTGAAAATACCCTGTTGGGCAGTAATAGTCATTTCAACCACCTCCGCGTATCTTCCATACGCTTGCTATGCAAACCCACTCTTAGCTCAACTAAGAGACCTGCCAGGCGGTAACGGGCGTTAAGCGTGGCAATCGTTAGTTGAACTACCTGCCGAATTTCTCTGTCAGCACCTGCCATCGAATAATGCCGTGCCAGATAAATCGGCCCGGCCCACCACTTTCGGAGTTCTCCGAGTCGGCAACTCGGATGTCCAGGGCGTATTCCCCGAAGGGGTCAACGCCGAATTCCAGCGGCGTATTCTCGATGGCGTCCTCCGCCCGCGACAGAATCAGGTGGGCAAGCTGTTCTGCTGCCGAGCGTTCCCTGACAGTTGGCGGGAAATACAATTCCAGCTTGGTTGTAAAACGTCTATACCACATGCGGCCACTCGTGCCGACGACATAGCCGGGTATATTCTGGCCCAGGCTGACGCCTTCCGATTCGGTGCTTGAGTGCCGCCACTGACCTATATTGTCGGGATCGTTCTGATAGGTCAGGATATTGATTTTGGTCCGCGTCGGGTCTGCTTGTAGCAAGCCAGGGCGTACCAGGCCCGCCTTCGTTACGTCATCCATAGCGATGGCAGTGTTGAGCTCGTAGGTCAGGCGCTCATTCACACCAGCCATAATTGCACTGATGATGGAGATGTCGATGCGTGGAGTTGCTGGGCCTGCAAGTGGCATTGCTAGCTCCCCATCAGCTTGCGCGGGTTAACCTTGTAGAAGGTCTCCCGGTCTTGAGGCGTATAACGCCCCAATTCTTCCTGCGCGCGCCGCATGAAGTAGTCCGACTGCTTGATAGCCGGATTGTGCTCCGGCGTACCCGAATCCTGCCTACGTCGCCACTCATTGATGCCGCTGAACTGGCGCGTATCCGGGTCCATCGAGAAGGCTGCCACAAAGTAGCAAAATGCCTGTTCGAGATACTGTGGAAACGTCAGCAGACTATTGCCATCGATAGGCGGCGTCCATATTTTAAAGTAGTGCAGCGACAGTGTCGCCGTCGCTGGTGGAACGAACGAGAGTGTCAACTTACCATACGGCCATTCCCAATAGCCAGGCGGCACGTCAGCTATGTTGTCAAGACTGGTTACACCAGCAGGCCATACCACTGAAGCCATGCGACGGATTGAGTCCAGATACTGAATCTTCCCACTGTCGGTATAGGCAACCAGAGCGGCTTTCTCGACGCCGCCGATCAGATCGGCAGGTAGATCGAACTGGAACTTCACTCCATCGCAGGCGTAAGTGAGCGTAGCAGCTTCGGCGGTGTGGGCGGAGATGGCAGCACAAGCCCATCTCGCCCACGTCAGCATTTGCGCATCCGTGACTTCGACCATATCGGGGTCTTTCAACATCCCGGCCAGGATGTATCCTTTGAGATCGCTCCACTTGACGGTCATTGAAAGACCCCCTCAGGTAAGTTAAGCGCGGATGCCGTTACCGATCTGGCGGAAGCTGCCGGCGACGTATACAGTTTCCAGAACGCTTGGGTTGTAGACGTTGTAGCCCATGTAGGCATTCCAGGCGAAACGGTAGGTGCTCAGCGTATCGTCGATGGGCGGAGCCGCCGTGAAGCGCGGCGGGCGAGCCACGCCCTGAACAACACCATCCGGGCCACCGATGAACATACACGCGCTGATGTGCTGGCCTTTCGTGATGTAACCATACACGCCGTTTGGCGAGTTCAGGTCAACCGTGAAATCTTCCAGGATGGGCAGGTCGAACATCAGGCGCTTGTTCGTGTTGTCGATCTGCACGATACGGCGGTGATGCGCCTTACCATCCGTGAAGTCCACCCCGTTGGTGACGCCATTCGCATTTGTTCGATTGACATGCAGCGTCACAATGTCGTTGACCGCGAAACCGGTCACCGTGTCAACCGTCACATACGGTGTGACACCGTTCTGACCGACGCGCCACACATTATCGACCTTCTGGGCATTCGTCAGCGCGCCGTCGCCAGCATGGATCGGCACAGTCACAGTCGCCTGAACCGTGATCTTGCCAGCGTTGTACAGGTATGCTTTGGGTGTCACGACCCAACGCACATTGCGGAACATGCCGACTTCGTAGCGCAGCAGGGTGATCGGGCGAGCATA